ATTGATTGAATTTCAATCATATTTTTTTGAGTTTCTAAATATACATTTTGTTTTATTTCTAACATCTCATCCCTTTCTATTATCTGCTCCATAAGTTCGTGTGATATTATTTTTATTAAATGTTTTCTTACTATTTCTTCTGATTTTTTTATTATGTAATCTTCGTCTGCTTTTGATGATATATTTATATAGCAGTATAAATTTCTTATAGCATTTTCAATGCTTTCTGCAAATTCACATATATAAATAGTATTTTTTTCTAAGTTATCTATTACTAATTCAGCTAATTCTATTGCCGCATTTTTTGAGTTTAGTTTCATGTTAGTTTCTCCGATTGGTTAAAGTTAAATTAATTCTTTGAATTTAAATGATTCGATAATTTCATTTTCGAATTTTGATAACTCTGTTTTTGTCATGTCGCAAACAGCTTTGTAACTATTTAACATCTCTCGTATTGCATAGTTAAACATATAATCTCTAGTCTCTTTTGATCTTGTGTTTTTAATTAAAGTGTGAATTTGCGGCAAACTTTTCATTGATTGCTCATTTAACAAGTGTTGTAAGCTCATTTTAAAATCTCTCTCTAGTTTAAGTTTTAGCGTCTTGCTATGTATTACTCACTGTATGATTACTACAGTAACACTACAGTAACATCGTGTCAATAGTTATTTGCATTTTTATTTATTTTTTTTTAATGTATAATAAGTAAACATTTTTGAGGTATGTATGGAAGTTAAGCCGCACAAGATATTACATCCGTTTCGAAAGCTTAATAAACAGCTTATAGACGCGTATGTGCGTGACATCGCAGAAGGCTCTACGCAAAAGCTAGCTGCATTTGTGCAAGGAGTAACGCCAAGAATTATACAAATCTGGACTCTGCAAGGCGAAGTGGATTTGGAATACGACAATGAGGATTCTCTTTGTGCTTACCTAGTTCGTTCTTTGTCTAAAGTTGTTCAAAATGAAGTCAAAATGTGCCGATCTAATATTTTAATGTCGCCCAAGGGTCATTCAGGCGCGCAATGGACATTAGAACACGCACACTGGCGTGATTTTAGCTCTCACGCGTCAATATTAGAGCTTGCCGCGGAAATTGATCAACTAAAAGCAGGGTTGAAAGATGTTAAAAACAGCAATGTCGATGCGCAGGAAAATGTCGACAAAAGTAGCTAAAAAAAGTAAGTTGAGTGAATTTACAAAGCCAGAAACGCGCATCAAGATGAACACAGTCAACGGCATTAAAACGTTGCGTGGCGTGCGCAAGTAGTCAGTATATAGTCATAAGGAGAAGTAAATATGGAAACAAACGGACAGCAAGACATTGGCGCAACTGCTTTTGACATGCCAAACAGTAAAAAACCCGAAAACTATGGTAGAGTCTATTACGGTAATCAACACGTGCCGACGCCGTGCAATCACGAAGCGGAACGAACACCAAAAGAAAAAGTCATGGGTCAAGTATTGCGTGCGCGCTAATGATATGCGCAGCTTGTAAGCATCCAACCACTGAAGTTTTATACACACGGCAGGATGAAGACACTAACGAAACTAAGCGTTGTAGGCACTGCTTAAAATGCGGTCTGCGCTTTATAACCCACGAACAAATAAGCGAAAAATCTATAAAGAGAGATAACAGAATAAATGGCGTCACTCGCGCAGATTAAACAAGACTTTTATACGCTGCGCGACTCTATCACGAGACAAGACGCACAGCATATATGGCATCATAAAACACACACTCTTATACACTCTACAGACAAGCAGCTCATATATGTGCCTAACGCTTCTGGGTCTATATTCCATGCTGATGATACTTTTGTAAAACTCATCATGGGCCCATATGGGTCGGGTAAGTCAACAATCTGCATAAACGAAATCGTCCGCCGTGCTTGCGCAATGCCTCGGTGGAACAAGGGCAGAAGAAGGTCAAAGTGGCTGATAATACGTAATACGAGCGGTGAGCTGCAAAGCACGACACTGCAGACATGGCTAGCATGGTTTGGTGAATTGGGTGATATACGCAAGCGTCAAAAGCCATTAATGACGTATGAGCATGTGTTTAATGATGGACACGGACTTGTCGAACTCGAGCTAGTGTTTATCGCATTGGACGATGACGACGATATCCGTAAGCTCAAGTCTATAGAAGCGACGGCAGCGTATATAAACGAATTGTCGGAGGTTCCGCAGAGCGTGCTGCATCATTTGATTGGACGCGTTAATCACCGCTATCCGTCTAACACATTTTGCCCCGAACCGTATTGGTCGGGGATTATCTGCGATACAAACCCACCCGATGAAGACCACTGGATATACAAAGACTTCGAAAGCGCAGCGACTCCGAATTACCGTGTTTTCCACCAGCCCAGTGGTGTGTTGCTAAACGAGGATGGGAGCTTTCAACGTGACAAATGGGGCAGTTGTATAGCCAATCCAGATTGCGACAACGCTGAACACTTAGCAGCCGACTATTACGTCAAGCTTGCGGAAAAGCGTTCGGATGGCTTTATCAAAGTCTATTGCGCAGGTAAATATGGCATTGTAGAGACTGGCAAGCGAGTTTATCCCGAATATAACGCGGACATACATTCAGTTGCACGACTCGATGCTGTGCAAGGCCTCGCAATCTGGCTCGGATGGGACTTCGGTCTGACGCCAGCTTGCATTGTGATACAAGTGACGCCACGCGGGCAAGTACGCGTCTTGAAAGAGTATTTGGCCGAAGACATGGGGATACGCACGTTTGCTAAAAATGTTGTGATTCCAGCTCTGCCGATAGACTTTGTCTACAACAAGGTTGGAGGTAGTGAAGCAGATCCAGCAGGTGCGGCGGGTGACGATATAATGGAGGAACTGTCTTGTATCGGTGAGCTTAATGCGTTAGGCATAGCCACCAATGCAGCGTCCACAAACGATCCTGACGTGCGTATATCCAGCGTTCGTTACTTCCTCAATTCAATGGTTGACGGTCAGCCGAGTATTTTAATATCGAGGGAAGGCTGCCCTGTGCTGCACAAGGGGTTTGTTAACGGGTATCACTTCAAACGTATGAGCATTTCAGGTGATGAACGTTTTCAAGACAAGCCGAATAAAAACCGTTTTTCGCATATACACGATGCGTTACAATATATTTTGATGAAATTTGCTGCCGACCGCGTGGTGGACAACAAAGTCAAAAAAGAAGTTGTCGATATGTGGAACCCAGTTGCAAGGGTGATGATGTGAGGGGATGATTAAAATGTCTGAAGATAAGTACAAACTTTTGTTATTGGACTATCAGAACTTACGGAATGAACTGAGTAAAACACAAAAAGAATTTAGAGAATCTTTCGATTATTTAAATGATCAGATCCAATTTTTGTTTGAAAGGTTACAATTAAATATGCGTAAAAAAATGGTATGTAAGCACTGTGAGGGGTATGGAAGTATTTATATATCGCCTATTTGTGATGTTGGACAAGAGAATAAGTGTATGGAATGCAAAGGAAAAGGTTTTGTATGGGTTTGATGTTTTAATAAGGAAAATATATGGCTTGTCAGTGTAAAAATGAAGATGGGACTTTATCACAATCCTGTAGAGGGGTATGCTCTATTAATTCTAGTATTATACAAACAGAAGATAATAAACGCGATCCGTTAAATGGATTAACTGAATTAATTTTATCTCAAGTAGGAAAAATGATAGATATTAAATTAAGTAAGTTTCATCTTGAAATTCATGATGAATTTTTATGCGATTATAAAACTGCTTTCAAAGAAGGTATTAGAGAAGGGATAAAAATAGAACGGAATATTGATGATTATGAATAAAAGGTGGATGAATTATGACTGAACAAGAAAACAAGCAACAGGTTTTAGAAAACGACAACCAGATCAAGCGACAAGTCCCCGGTATTTTGTTGGATAAAACGGGCGTTAAGAAGCCACAGGAGTTGCGCAATCAGGAGTTGTTTTATAGGGCGATAGGGCGATGAGCTATGAAAATACGCCAAAACAAGAATGGATTGAAGACCCCAAAGGCGTAAAGTCAGAATCATATATTGATTTAATATTTAATCATTATGCAGATGGTCAACACTGGCTTCATGCTGGATTGAGATTTGATGGTTGTGTTCATTTCACACGAGCTTATAATTCACCGTTTCCGAAAGAAAATGATGATGATCAAGATTATATTCACATATGTGATATTGATGAAATGATAAAACAACTTACTTTATTGAAACAAGCTGCATTGAAACATTTTGGGGAGGATTGGCCTAGATGAGCGCATGTTACTGGTTTCACGCTAATCGTCCGAGTTGTCCGTACTGGGGTTGGGTTATTGGGCAGAAATATCCGTGGGCGATTAGGAGATAATAAAATGAGCGGTTATCGTGTAGAAGCAATGTCTGGTTTTGAAGAAAAAGAGGGTGAGCGTATAAAATTCTGCATTGCGTGCAATGAAAAACTCCCGTGCAAATGTATATGGGCAGCTATACGGCAGTTGCAAGCAGATGTTGAGGGGTTAAGAGACAGGACATTCACATTAGATAGGATGGAAACATTAGAAAAAAGAATGAATGTTCTATTGCTTAAAACACAGGGTATTGAGAGTTGCATGGAAAAATGGGCAGATGAACATGAAATGCCAGATTCTATACCTCACACATGCCCTGTATGCAATGGTTATGGCAGCCCTAAGATTAACGAAAACACACACGAGGCACCAAAGGAATACTATCTGCAAAATTCTCCTTGCCATCCGTGCAGTGGAAAAGGTGTAATATGGGGTTACAGCTTTAAAATAGTTTCAACGGACTGAACAGACTACGCAAGGAGCGTTATATGAGCATCAACCAGTTTACGATCAACTTCCCCGGCCAAAACAATATAATCCCGCGCATAGGGCATTTGTATGCGCCAAACGACACTTTGTCGACTATTTCTGGTGATGGGTATTTAAACAACTATATAAAGTCGCAGAACTTCAGCGTATTGCCAACTGACGTTATTTTAGCGGTGGGCAGTAACGGTACGCAGTGGTATAAGCCTGTGTTTACAGGAACATCTTGTCAGTTAACCGTTTTACCATAGGAGAAAGCATGGATTTTACAGAAGCATTAAAAGAGTTAATGAAAGGTAAGTATGCAGCTCGTGAAGCGTGGTCAGTCAAAGGCGAGTACGTGGTTCTACTGCCGAAAATGCAATATATCTGGAAGATACTGACCCAGCCGAACCCCAACGCTGGCAACTGGCTGCCGCTGCTCGAGGATTTGCTGGCAGAAGATTGGGTTGTAGCAGACGCCGCATTTTTGCAAGTACAGGCAGGTAATTCGGAAGTTACGGCTTAGCATAGGTTAGGCAATACAAAGCCCTTGCGTTATACTTGATGCAAGGGTTTTTTGTTTTATACAGTCGTATAAGGAAGTACGCATGGAACGCGAGCTTGATGATGTTAATAGGGAAATACCGCCTAACGAACTTAACGAGATGGAAGAGGAACGCGTTGAGGCTCTGAATGACGCGGGAATTAACGAAGGCGATGTTTTAGAACGCTGCAATAAAAATAAAAATACATGGAACTCTTATTTTAACGAAAACATTGTGCGCGGAAAGGACGACATGAATTTTGTCTTGCGCGATCAATGGACAGCGGTTGAAAGGTCTGAGTTTACACGACTTTTTAAACCTGCGATGACGTTTAACAAACTTTACGACATCATTAAAAAAATTATTGGTGAACAACGCAAAAACCGTCCTGACTTAATGGTGCGCTCTGTCACTGGCCATGCGTCACAAAAACAAATTGACTTGCGCACAGACCTTGTAAGATCTATAAGTTATCACTCACAAAACGATCTTGTTTACCAAACTGCTTTTAAATCTGCTTTACTGATGGGTTTTGGTTCCTTTCAGGTTGGAATTGACTACGAAAGTAATAAAAGTTTCAACAAAGTGCCACGTTATTACATGATTACAGACCCAACGATGTGTTCATGGGATCCGACATCTATAAAACCACACAAAGGTGACGGAAATTTCTGTTCACGCACATATATTTTGACGCGAGATGAGTTTTTTGCGACTTATCCGTATATAACCAATCCTGTTTCTTGTGCTGACCCTTATATGTTGTTGGATTTTCAATGGCAGACACGAGATACCATTGCGATAAGTGAAGAGTTTGTAAAAGAATGGTTTCCTTTGCAGATTTACAAACTTTCAAACGGAATGGTTGTAGATAAATCGCAATGGGAAGAAGCACAACAAGCATATAAGAAGCAAATTGAGATTGTAGAAGGCTCTATTGTGCAGAAAATTATTGAAAAAGGAATGCCTAAAATTATTGATGGGCGACTTACTCAAGATTATAGAATTATGCACTATAGAATGACGCGGGATTGCATTATTGAATTTTCCGTATGGCCTTCAAGACAGTTGCCGATTATTTTTGTTGATGGTGATTCATATTATGTTGAAGGTCGGCAGTACACAAAATCTTTTATTCATGAGGCGCGGGATGCGCAAAAGCTTCTGAACTTCTCGCGTTCTGAAACGGCTGCGGAATTGAAAAATAGACGCCGTGAACAGTGGTTGGGAACGCCTGACAACATTATAGGGTACGAACAAGACTGGCGTAATCCAGAACTGCAAATGGGGATTTTACGTGCCAAACCTGATCCTAAAACGGGTATGATGCCAACTAAAATGCCAGCTTGGGAAGTGTCGCAAGGGCTTTTTGTAACGGCTGAATCGTCAGGAAAAGACTTGAGAGAAATATGCGGGTTTTCCGAGACTGAAGAATTGCAAGGCCGTGACATGTCAGGCAAAGCAAGACGAGAGCGGAAAATAGAGGGCTCCATGTCGGCTTATGTATTTTTTGACAACCTCAATCAAGCCATTGAACAAGGTGGCCGCATTGTAAATGACTTGTTGGATTTTGTCATTGGCGATGACGAAAGGCATTTTAATGTTACGAAAAAAGACGGCAAATCCGAATCAATTATCCTTAATCATCGTGTTGATGAAAACAGAGTAGAAAATGCGATTGAAGAAGGTGAATATGACGTTGAGATAAGCACAGGGCCAAGCTTTGCAGTACAAAAAGATATTGCGTTGGAGTTCTTACAACAGACATTGCAGGCTTATCCGCAAGCTTTCCCGCTTATTGCAGATCTTTGGGCTGCTAACCTTGACGTACAGTTCATGGAGCAGATAAAAGACCGCTTTAAGACGCTTGTACCGCCGCAGGTGATAGCGAAAGAGGAAGGGAAGCCAATCCCACCGCAGCCGCCGAATCCACAAGAGCAGATGATGCACGCTGAAATGCAGCTTAAACAACAACAGTTGCAGATAAACCAGCAGAAGATGCAGTTAGAAGAACAACAGCTAATGGAACGTGCGGAAGACTTGCGTTTGCGTAAAGAGAAGCATTTACTGGAACAAGCTGAAATGTTGTTAAAAGCTAAGGAAATGTCGGAAAAATCTGGCATTGACCGTGAAAAAAATGCTCTTGAACAGCAGAAACTCCACCATGACTTTACCGCAAAAATTGCGGCATTAGTGGCAGATATTGACGATTCTGAAAAACAACGCGGGCATGACATGCGCAAACATGAAGCTAGTCTATCAGCTAAAGAAAATTCGGCTAAAGGAACAGCGGAAAAATAGGCTTAAAATGTATGTTCCACGTATAACATAGTACACCCGTGGAATTGCAAAGTGTAAACAAAGGCATAAAATTGAATTACTGGTTACATGATGTAACCTGGGGCGAACGGTACGCCTTTATACCGGGGCAAGTGAA